TAATCAGTTGTCCTAAGAAGCCTCTCTCTATGCAATAATAATAGAATAAACTTTTGTTTATTCTATATAATCGCAAGGGGAGAGGTGATACTTCTTTTCCAAGCCGAAATAGTCTTTTGGCTATTTCGACACTGTGAGATCACGTTGGTTTAATGGAGTCCTGTGGTTTTGTTTCAACACCATAAGCCTCCATTATTTTAATATACTGATCAGCTATCTCTGCTCCTCAGATGACTACGTCATCTCCAAGGACAAGATATGCGGAAAAGTTATTAAAACCAAGCCGTTTAGCGGCTCACCTGACTATGAAGTGATTAGTTATTCCTAGTGCGGGCCATGAGGACGCAAGTCCCATGGGCTGCCCTACAGAATACGTCACTTCTTTCAAGTTTGATGAGTGAAGAGCAGGAACTGAGAAGGGACTGCCTGTCATTATATTGGATCATATGTGGGAGAAACTTTCGTCTCCCCACATCTTTTCCAGTATTTGGCGAGTAAGACTAACTGGAATTCGGTCGGTTGCCTTAGATAGGTCAACGGAGTGAGGTCTTCACCTCACCGAGTTTTCCATTCCATGGTAATGCTTCCGGATAACAGCGGGAATGACCTCATGACAGTAGGTTAAATCGGATTCTAAAGTTTTTAGATACCTCATTAATCTATTGTGCAGGGGCTTCAAGATACATTGCGTAGGCCAGTCTCCAATCGCTATTACTCGGGTTTTACCCTCGTAATCAGCAATGGCAGACAGCCTGCGATTTGTACTTTTCTTACTCACTGGGACAATGTTATGTAGACTGGTTAACCATTCCAGCCTACCTCATTCATTGTGGATGGGATTTAGACGTCTCGAAAGAGCGATTAAATTATCATACACAATGTCATGAGTATTAATCATGTCAAGAACTGCTGATAAAGCCGCGTGACCGAAAGGTCCGCTTTTGCTAGATCACAGAGGCTTGATATCATAATCATCCCATTGCTCCAGAAGGTCTGTCGGTAAATTCAAATCCTTGAACTTAAGTGTCTGCATTTCGTGATCCAGCATAAGTTTTAACTTATACTGGTCAGGGTCCATAGGTATATGTTGGTGGTCGGTTATTGAATTAATATTCATATCCGGCTTAACCATTATATCTCTAGAAACCCATAGTATCGACAGTACTGCTACTGCGATATTATCGTCTTGCGCACACCTATCTTCAAGAGTTCTGAACCGTAATAAAGAGTTGGTTCTGTCTTGTCAGAGATAATAACTTCATACATTAGTATTAAGTTTTATCTTCGATTGATG